TATAACAATAAAAATAACTCCTATGAAATTCCCATTTAGAAAATTTCAATAGAAGCTATTTTTAAGGGGAGGTATTCAATTCATGAAAAACAATAAACAGTAACTAACTACAATATTATTGTAACATAATAGTACAACCATGTCAATAAAAATATTAAAAATAAAAAAAATAAAAATTTTAAAGAAAACACTTTACAAATGTAATAAACTTTAGTATAATAATAATTGTAAGGAACAAACCTTACGTTATAAAATTAAATTTAAACATATAAACGCACATATCTTGTACAAAAAATGTATTAAACAAAATTCTTAAAACTCTAGTAAAAAAGTCTTGACAAACTCAAAAGACTAGAGTATAATAAAAGCATAGGAAGGGATAACACTTCCGAAGTAAAATACAAAAAATATTTAATGAAAGAAAGAGGTAATGTAAAATGCTAAACTTAAAAGAACAATTAAAGAAAGACCAACAATTCGGATTTGATTTTATGGCTAACAGAGAGAGTGGAAAAATCAAAGAATGGAAAGACGAAATTGTTACAATCACAAACGTTGATTTAATGGAAAATGTAACAGACAAAATGACAGGCGAAGTTAAAGACTTAATAGTATTCACTATAAAAGAAGACGACAATCACTTTTATTTCGGTGGTAACGCTATAACAAATATGTTCAAAGATTTCTTTGAGAAATATGGAAAAGAAGCAATACAAAACTTAGTTGAGAATGAAGGTTTACAAGTTGAAGTATTAGGAAGAATATCAAAAACATTCAAGACAGAATATATAACATTAGAGATAAAATAAAAATTTAATATATAAAGTTCACGTAGTACCTTAATAAAATAGAGATATCCAATTAGGGTATCTCTTTTTATGTGTATAGGTATAGATAAAGGGTACGCACGGGGTAGAATCCGCCTTTACTATTGACGTTTGAATGTTGCGGAACGACCTATACATATACAAAGGGATATCAATCTCTAATAAATTTTTAGGTGGTGATAATATGGAGCTTGATGAAGCTTTAGTGAAGATTACAGAGCAAAATGACACTATTGTATCTTTACAGGAAGAAATAAGAAGAAATAAAGAAGCCTTACAAGAAAAGGACAGAGAAACTCAAAGATTAAGAGAAAATAACATGAAGTTATTTCTAAAGGTATCGGGTGGAGAAGAACAAACAGATGATGAAGAAGAAATGAAAAAACCCGAAGTAAAACAAACTTTTGATGATTTTATCAATGATTGGGATATATAAAAGGAGTGATTGAATAATGGCTAAAAAGAATAACGTTGAAGTAACTCAAGCGTTAGTGAATGACGTAGGGGGAGAGCTTAAAGCAGAATTACAACCAATACTGGACGACAAAACAATGTCAACCGACCAAAAGAGTAGAGCAATATCTAGTAAATTATTTGGTTATAGTGTATTAAAAAATGCTTTCATAGGTGCATTAGTTAATAAGGTATTTATGACTAGATTTTGGAGTAAAGCATGGGAAAATCCATTGAAGATGTTCGTTGATGGGAATATCACTTATGGTTACACTATAGAAGATTTATACGTTGACGCATCTGATGCCGTTGATTATTCCGCACACTTTGACGGGGGCACAACTGAATGTGATGACATATTTAAGTTAGTTGATAATAAAGTTTATGCTAACTATTTATCTATTAACTTCGAAAAGAAATTTAAAACTACTATTAAAGACTTTGATTTAAGAAGGGCATTTACTAGCGAATATGGTCTAGGTGATATGATAAGTCAATTAATGGCTAAGAATACAAGAGGTCTTTATAGATTAGAGTATAACTTATTAAAAGATATGCTTACAAAGTACATGAGCGGTATATCACCAAAAGACGCAGGAATGGGAACAAGTACTACACCAACTCAATTTATACAAGACACTCAAGTAACAAAAGTTACTGGTACAACTACGGCAGAGCTTATTGAAAACTTACTTTTAAATATCAGAATTTACGGAGAGCAATTCGAATTTGAAAGTGATAAATACAATAGTGCAGGTGTAATGCAATTTAGTCCTATGAGTGATACAGTAATAGTTACTACTCCTCAAGTATATGGACATATAGACAACTATCTAGCTAAAACTTATAATGAGGATAGAGTAAAAATATTAAATAGAATAATCCTTATAGATAGTTTACCAGACGTTAATGTAATTAAGAGTGGTGAAGAAGGAGCGACAACTTACGAAGCAGATAAACCAATAGCTTTATTAATGGACGCTAAACTATTACAATTAAAACCATCATTACTAGAAATGAGAGAAATTGAAAATCCAAACGCATTAGCAAAAAACTACTTCTTACATTTCCATGGTTTAGTAGGTATCGTACCATTCTTAAACTGTAAGATATTTACGGCTACTGACGAACAATTACCAAAATTGGAGGGGTAGAAAATGAAAGTAAAGGAACTATTAGGGGATGGTTATTCCATTCCCGTTGAAACAAACGAAGTTATAAAAGCCATGCTTAATAAGGTGGCGAAGGAACTATTTTATGACAACCATTATTCTCAAGGGTATGGAGCTATTACAGAGAGTGGGACACCTTTAGGGAACAGAGTTAATGAGGTATTCTTTTTAGAACAAAAAGAACAAGCTTCAATGTTTGGTGAACTAGAGAATAATATATTAGGGAGTATTTCAGATAGTTCTATAAACATTCAAGCGTCATGTTTATTCAATGAACATGAAATAAAAAGAGCCGTTAGAGATGATTTAGACCTACAAGACATTTATGATAGAATGTTAAAAAATCTTAGAACATCATTATTAATACAAAGAAGAAAAGCCTTTTTAAGTGCATTATCTGATTATATGAATAATAATGATTTAAAAGTATTAAAAGGTTCTAAATTAAGCGACATTGCTTCAATTACTAAGTTAGGTTTTCAAGTGCCATCATCTGATTATAACGTATCAGATAAAGAAATACAATGTTTTGAGAATGATATAATTTGTTTAACTGATTTCAAGAAATTAGGTTTAATGCTTAATGAACATGATAACCCATTCATTAACTGGCTTCAATTTAACTCAATTATTGAGAATACATTACCAGCAAATGTTAACAAAGTAGCAGTAAATCCGGACATGATAATGTTTGATAAGAGAGCTTTAAAAATATTAGTTAATGATAGTCAATTTACTTATTTCTTTAATCCTAACTCATTAACTCATACAATCACATATACTGAAAATATAATTATAGCGTCAAACACTATAGCAAATGTTTGCGTATTGAAAGAAGAACAAGGGGGAGTATAGAACATGGCTACAATAGATTTATTAAGAGTAGACCAACAAATTTTTAATAATAGTTACGAACACGTCGCAGACTTTCAAAGTCCTAGCACTCAAAGATACTATTTCGATAATAAGGTTATTACATCATTTAATAAAGATATTGTAGTCCAACCCTCAAGAATTAGCGTTACGTGTCCATATCCATATAGATATTTTTTAGATAATAGTATCAATTATGTTAGAGCCTTTGACAACTCACGTTATTACTACTATTTCATAACAGATATAATCTTTACGGCTCAAGCTAGAACAGAGTTATTACTTGAGTTAGATGTTTGGCAAACCTACCTTTGGAATTATTCTGTATTAGATAGTATCGTCGAAAGATGTCATGTTAGAAGATGGAATGATGACGGAACACCTACAAAGGAAAGTCTATACGCAGATGAAAATATTCCAACGGGTGAATATATAATGGAAAATGGTGATAGTGATTATAACATTGAGAGCTTATCAAATACTGTGGTAATTGCTAGTACTATACCTATTGGGATACTTACAGAGAATAACGGTGGGGGTGGTACTAATCCACCTAGTGGGTCTGGCGATTGTGGAGATTGGAGAAACGGAGTAATGAGCCGTAACGGATTTAGATTTATGAAAGGCTATGAGGGATTTGGTGCATATCTATATAAGGATAGTGGTGGAGTTCCTACCATTGGTTACGGGGTAACTAAGTCAGAGCCTACTATATTTGATGACTTAGTATCAAGACAACCAGTCCCAGAGGAATACGCTTCTCAAGTTAGTTACAAATTAAAACAAACAAATTACGGTAAACCTATCGTAGATTTTTGCAAAGAGATTGGAGTAACTAAACAAAATCAATTTGACGCTTTATGTGATTTAGCATTTAATGCCGGTGTGGGTGCGGTGGTTGGTACACCTACTTATACATCATTACCTAACGCCTTACGTAAAGACCCTTTCAATGAAAGTTATATCCGCCCTATATGGGAAAATTATATTGTACGTGACGCTTCGGGGACTGTACTTAACGGATTAAAAGCTAGAAGAAAGGCAGAATGTGATATATACTTTAAGAATTTATATGAGTTTAGACCAATAGTAACTATAAATCAAAATGGTTCTTATGGTAGTCCAATCACGGCTAATGACGGAAACGGGTGGCTACCAGAATGTACAGGAAGACCAGAAGGAGTTTACGTGGATAACAAGGCGGGTAATGATTGGCTAGTCCCTGTTACTGGTACTATAAGTTCTATGTACCCTGCTTACCCTTCAGGTAAACCACATAACGCAGTTGATATAGCGTGTCCAGAAGGTACACCAGTTTACGCTTCCAAAGATGGAGTAGTTAGAGTACGTAAAGAGCTTACAACAAGTTATGGGAAATATTTAATTATAGCTCATGGAGATAGCGACGTAGTTTATGCACATAATAGTCAACTACTGGTAAACGTAGGTGATAACGTAAAACAGGGTCAGATGATAGCAAGGTCGGGGAATACTGGAAACTCAACGGGGGCACATTTACATTGGGAAATACGTAATCCAAACGGTGAAATAATACAAAATGGTGTAAAAACTGTTAACCCTATGCCCGGGTATAAAGTAGGACAAAAAGTATAAAGGAGTGATTAAATGGCAGTTGATACTTGGGAAAGTACCATTAATGACTTGCCATATGGTTTATATCTGTATTTAATTGATAATGATAGCAAAGGGTCAAGTGTAATAGGAGCTTCAGGGGATAATGTTTTCTCATGCTTCTATGCTCCCTATGTTAGGATTGAGGATTTAGATTATACACGTATCCCATATGATACAGAAAGGTTCGGAAAAGTAACAGAAGTAAGACCCGAACTTACTTATGAACCTATGGTAAATAGAATTAATGCAATAAAACATGGTAGTAGATTTTTCGACGTTAGACCACCAGTATATGACACTCCATTATCATTGGAAGGTCAAAGAAGGTGGCAAAATGAAAGTAAATTACACACTTACCCATATACCTATTTAACACTATTTGATGGAATTAATGAACCATTTAATATTAAGCCTCAATACTGTAAAGGTAATAAAATGGATATTGGAGTTAAAATGTCATTAGATGATAAGCTCACAACTTCACTTTTTATTCAAAACTATAAAGGTGATACCCATGGAAGATTTGAGGGGCTAGTAACTGGTTCTAATTTAGAATTACCAACGACATCAAGTAACTATGCAAATTTTATTTCACGTACTAGAAGCACATTACTTCAAAACTCTAAAAATATTCAAGAAAACTTTATTGTAAATAATGCCGTAGCAGAAAATAATTACGAAACGGCTAGAGATACTTCAATTTTAAGTGGTGGAGTAAATGGTCTAGGGAATATTTTAAGTGGTAACTTAGGGGGTCTATTAGGTACAGGAGCAAATCTATTAGGGTCGGCAATTAGTGCCAACAATAGTTTATCAAACTCAAGAATGGTTAACGCTATGAATAAAAACATGGCTTTAAAATCATTAGTTAGTACAGTTGCAGACGCTAAAACAGTACCTAATACTTTAATCTCAAAAGGTTCTGATATTATGTATGGATTACGTAATATGGGAAAGTATTTAAAACTATTTAAGTTTAGGCAAAGAGATGAATACATGGAAGTTATAGGGGACTTTTTCGCCATGTATGGGTATGCCCAAAATAGATTGATGGAAGTTGATACAAAGAGCAGACAATACTACAATTACATTAAAACAAAAGAGGTAAATATTTTAACTTCTTCAATTCCAAACGTGTATTTAGATAAATTAAAAGCAATATATAATAATGGAACTACAATTTGGCACGTTGATAATCCCGACGTGCGACCATTAAATTATAGTATGGATAATACAGAGGTGAGCGAATGATAATAGGTAGTAGAGCAGGACATAGCAAAAACTGTTTAGGAGCTGTAAGCTTACGTAATGAATGGGCGTGTATGAATATTTTGGAGCAAGAAGTAAATAAAATTCTTAAAGCTCATGGGCATACAATAATAGATTGTAATAGCTCCGCAAGTACAGAAAACGGGGAACTTTCGGAAGGGTGTAGAAAAGCAAACGCCCAACACATAGATATATTTTTATCTTATCACATGAACGCTTCTAAAAAACATAACGCTTACGGCACGGAATGTTGGTTACACCCTAACGCCAGAGCTTCATGTAAAGATATGGCTCAAAGAATATGTAATAATATGTCAAAATTAGGTTTCTATAATAGAGGTGTAAAAACTGGTTTATTATATGAAATGAATAACGTAAATGCTCCAAACATAATCATAGAAACTTGTTTTTGTGATAATGAAAAAGATGTGAGTATATGGTCGCCTACACCATACGAAGTTATGGCTAGACATATTGCAAATGCTATTGACCCTTCAATCCCTTTAGAAGAAAAACCAAAAAGGTGGCAAGTCAGAATTTACGCATTTACTAGCAAAGAAGAAGCATTGAAATGTTCAGAGAGAGTAACAAAAGAATTAAAAGCGTATAACGTGGTAGAGGAGATATAAAGAAAATGGATAGTTTAGTAAATTTAATATCAAACATAGGTTTTCCCATAGTAGCGTGTTTATTCATGTTTAACCAAAATCAAAAACTAACTGAAACTATAACAGATTTAAAAGTTACATTATCAGGTATAGAAAAGAGGTTGGAAGCATGGGAAAGAAAAGAAATATAAATAAAGTTTGTGCAGATAGAAGGGGTCTTCTCTTCTTACTGTACAAAAATCTAGCAACAAATGTTTTTAAATGGGAGGGTCTACCTAATGGTATAGAAAGTAGGCATATAGAGAATTTTTTATTTGAACATGGTCAAGTAGGTTTTTACAATGATGAAGATTTAGGAATGATTTGTTTACCAATTTCAAATAGTGGACAATTAAATATTTATGGCGACCCAACAAAATTTTATATGTACTCTAAAAACGGTAACTATAGTAAAACATTGCCTAGTGATAAAGTTATTAGGTGTATGGACAACCCCAACCTAGTACCAACTAGGTTATACGTTAATTACTATGTTCAAGAAATGCTTGACATTGAGACGGCAATAAGAGCCAATTTAAGAAAACAAGTAAAACCATATTTCGCTATTGCTACAGATAAAAATAAATATACCGTTAAAAGTATCATTGACGATTACGAAAACGGTGAGGATGTCGTAATTGTTGATAAGACTTTAGGAGAAGACGGATTTGACGGTTTAAAACTGTTAACGGCTAACGTTGAATATTTAGTAGATAAACTAAGAGCCGAAGAGAGAAGCCGTGAAAGTGCCTTATTAACTTACTTGGGTGTAAGTAATGTTAACATGGAAAAGAAAGAAAGATTAATTACAGATGAAGTTAACGGTAATGAGGATTTTGTAAATTTAAATCTTAGTATCAGAGCAAAAGGTAGATTAGACGCAATGCAAGAACTTCAAAAAATATATCCAGATGTGAAATGTGTTCTAAATATAGAATACTTAGAACAATTTTTCAAATCATTAAGAAGTGAGGTAATTGGTGATGACATTTTATAAATATAACCTAGAACTTAGACATATAGACAACCTTTTTAATTTTGATTATCCATTCTTTAGTGAGGATTTAAAACCACAATTTGAAAAGTTATTTATAAAAAGATACGCTTTTAGGCAAATTGGATTCCCTACCATTGGGGAGTTTAAATATAGACTTCAATCCTACCTAGAAGAAAATAACGATTATTTTAAACAACTATGGGAAATTGAATTAAGATGTAAAGCCATTGATTTTATGAATAATAAAGAATATACAGAAACGTTAACTAGGGATATAACAGAGAAGGAAAAAGAGGAAATTATTAATAAAAGCCTTCAAGAATTTATGTCATCAGAAATAAGCAAAAATAGTGGAGTTAATACAACAACTACTGACACTTTAAATTCTAATGTAAATGATGGTATGGCGAACTTAGGATTTGAGAGTGGTTTAACTGATAATACGAAGGAAACTATATCAGAAAATTTAGGGTCTAGCAACTCAACAACTGGTAATAATTCAAGTAATACAAATAGTTCTGATAATGCAAATAGGGATAAATTATTTTCAGAGAATGTCGTAACTCATGGAGTTGGTAACATAGGGGTAACAAGTGCGTCAGATTTAAAGAAAGGTTGGATAGATGTAACTTATTCATTAATTAGTAAAGTAATAGATGGTGGATATGATTTATTTTTACAGAGATATTAAGGAGGAATGAGTAAATTGAAGTATTTTGAGATAAATGATTTACTTGATAAATATCCAGATAAACTGATTTATATTATAATAAGTGGTAGGGGATACGGTAAGTCATGGAGCTTACAGAAAAAGATGATAGATGATTTTTTAGAGTATGGAGCTCAAAGCGTTGTACTTAGAAGGTTAAAAACTCAAGCCGACGAAATGCAAGAAACTTATTTCGATAAGCTCCTTGAGAGTGGAGCATATGATGGATATACATTTAAAAGAGTTCATAATAAAATGTATATTGATGGAAAACTATTTTGCACCTTCCTAGCCTTAAATGGTAGTGGGGTCGGTCGTGGTGGTTCATATGGTAAAGTTATGAACATAGTCGTTGAGGAAATAATGCCAGAACCCGGGGAGCATAAAGTAAACAGAGAATACCAAAAGTTAGAAAGTTTCTTGGCAACTGTTGACAGATTTGAGGATAGGATAAAAGTATTTTGTGTGGGTAACAATACAGGGTACTATTCACCTATATTCGACGCATTAAAACTTTATCCAACTTTAAAAGAAGAAGGATATACAAGTAATGATGTAGCCGTAATCCAAAAAGCTCAATCAAGTAATGAATTTAAAGAAACCGTAAGAAAAACTAAACTAGGTCGATTAATGGAGATAACTGGAACGGCTAAATATAACATTGATAATGAAAATATCTCAAATGACACTTTTAACTGCGTGAGTAAAAAGGAGCTTAAAGAAACTAATAAATTGAAACTTAAATTTAGAGTAAGAGTGGACAAAGACAAAGTAATCACTATATGGGAATGTGTAGGGAAAGAAGTTTCATATTATTACGTTGATAATGCTACTAAGGGATTAACTCAAGAATACTTTTTCGATTTTGAATACCAAAAGGGTAACAATAAACATATTACACAACTTAATCCTTATACCATTAAGGAGCTTGAACTTAATAATAAGTTAGGATATATTTATTTTAATAATCCAGAAACTAAATACTTATTTAATCAAATCAATCTATTCTTTAAAAATTCGAAAGGTGGAAAATAAATGATAAATAAATTAAACAAATGGGATTTAAATTGCAGCGTTTTTAACTCATATGACTTTGACGATTGTATGAGCTTAAATGAATTACTATGCAGATTCTTCACTAAAATAAATGAGTGTATAGAAGCAAGTAATAAAGCTTTAACACTTATGGAATGGTTAAAAGAGGTTGGATTAAAACAAGAGGTAGTCACTTCATTAACTCAATGGAAAGATGATGGAACTCTTGCGGAGCTTATTTCGGAACAAATCCTACAAGAGATTAACCAAAACATTGAGAATAATAAAAATGCCATAGAGCAATTACAACTTAAAGATACAACTCACGACGAAAAAATACAAGCTTTAGAAACTAAAGATAGTGAGATACTAGGGGAGATTGAAACTTTAAAATCTAAAGATACAGAGCTTGAGGGGTCAATATCAACTATCAATGGTGAAATTGTAAAATTAAAGTCTAAAGATACAGAGCTTGAGGGGTCAATATCAACTATCAATGGTGAAATTGTAAAATTAAAGTCTAAAGATACAGAGCTTGAAGCTTCTATATCATCTCTATCAAATAGAGTGAGTACAAATGAAAGTGATATTAATACACTTCAAACAACTGTTTTAAATTTAGAAGCTAAAGATACAGACCTTGAAAATGGTCTTAATACATTAAAAGCTTCTTCGGTGATTAAAGTTGTAAAGAATGAAACTGAATTAAGAAACGCACTAGGTAAATACAATTCAATCATATGCGATTTTGCTACCTTAGATTTAACTCAAGCTATCGAAATCCCTTCTAATACTAGACTGATGTCTTTTGTTGATACAGTTGTTAAAAACTCAACTGGTAATTTAGATAACTTAATGAGAAATAAGACAAATGGCGGGGGTGGTTATACTGGCTCAAAGAACATTATAATTGATGGCTTCGTTTTTGATGGTTTAAATAGAGAAACTACTGGTTTAACCTTATTAGGGATTGGACACGCTCAAAACATAGAAATTACAAACTGCACTTTCCAAAACCTTCATATATGGCATATGATAGAATTAAACGCTTGTAAAAATGCTACTGTTAAATATAACTCATTTAGCAATTACGGAACTAGAGGAACTGGAGCGTCAGAAGTAATTCAACTTGACGGAGCTTTTAACTCGACTGTATTCCCATGGTTTGCTCCATACGATAAAACAATGTGCATGAATATATTTATTGAATGTAATGATTTTAGTAACATAGGACTTATTACTAATCAATATGCTTGTGTAGGTAACCATTGGTATGAGGCAGGGTATTCTACAATGCACGTAAGAATTAGAGATAACAGAGGTTCAAATGTAGCCTGTTTCGTGAAGCTTAATGATTATAAGGATTTAATAATTGAAAATAATGATATATATAATATTGGTCTTTTCTCATACTTTACGGCTCAACAAAATGCAACAAATAGATTAACATTACACAATAATAGCGTATATGGTTGGGAGGGGTACAACGCTGAGCAAAGATTAATCATGATTGAAAATAATACAAACTCCCCAAAATGTGAAAGAGTAACTATTACAAATAATAAAATATCTAATATGGCAACTCATGCGATAGGTATTACGGCAGATGATGTTGTAATAAGTGAGAATACAATAAGAGGGGTCAAGAAAGTTGGTATTTATATGTACGGTGGAGAAAGATGGAGTGTTAACAATAACGTACTATTCTTTGTTGGTGATTACACCAGTTCACCACAAATTAAGGTCGGTGGTAATGGTTCATTACCTACTAAACACTTTACTGTTACAGGAAACGTATGCGTAGGTAACTCAAAAGTAGGTGAAATTAACGTTGCAGAAACTACTGGCGTAGGTGTAGTATCAAATAACGTGGCTAATGTAACTGGTAGTAATTCAAACATAGTTAAAATAGGTAACGTAGACCAAAACAATGGAAACAGAAACTAATAAAGAGAGGGATAAGTCCCTCTCTTTTTTACATATATTCATTAACTAATATTTTACAAACATCATAAACGTATTCGCTTCTAAATTTATTTAACATTAAGTTTAATAATTGAGTTCCTTCGTACTGACGTATTATTGCTCCCTCTTGAGCTTCTTTATCTTTTATAAGTGAAAGTTTTCTAAATTCAACTATTTTATAATCTTCATATGGTAGATTCTTTTTAAATAGTGTCATTAATTGATTAAGTTCATCATTCCAGTAATTATATTCTTCTAGGTATTCTAAGGCGATTTGGTCATCTAGTTTATTAACATCATTTAAATGCAATTTCTCAAAAGCTTCGTTAGAGCTATTATATGAGTTTAATAAAAACTCTTTTGTAAGTGTAAGGTTATTATTCATTTCTATATTCTCCTTTTCAACTGTTGTAGTTTCTTGTATTGGTTGTGATTTTATATCATTAGATGGTAGAGCCATTAAGACCCCTCCACCTATTGAAAACATAAATAATAAACTGTAAATAAAACCTTTCATAATATTTCTCCTATCTTTCGTAAGTCATCTTATAAATGATTTCTAAATCTTCCTTGAAAAAGTAATGAGGAAATTTATTATTAACTTTTATAATGTAATAGTCTTCGTGTTCTTCCGTAATAGTTCCGTAATATATTTCACCTTTAAATCTGAATTTGCAATATTCACCCATTATAATTTTACTCCCCTTCTTTTAGTTATTAAAATATAGTTTTCCTTTAATCCGATAGTGATTTCTAACATATTCTTAATTTCTTGAAAGTTTCTATATTCAGAGCCGAAATATGAAAATCTCACTCCATTAGTAGTTTTTAATAGCTCCTTTAATTGTTCCTTTGTAATATGTTCACCTTCTAATACTACGTGCTTTGTTTTTATTATTTTCATGATTATACACTCCTTAACATTTCAGTCTCTATTATATCAATAAATTTATTTACTACTCTATGACCTTGTACAGAATTTAAAGCACCTTCGGGATATGCTTCATATATTAACTCAAAAGCCTTATCTATTCTTTCACTAAAAGAAAGTAGTAACTCAAAAGGTTTGTCCGATTTTTGAATAGCTTCTAAAACCTTCTTTTTAAATTCTTTAATTGGTGTGTCATTTCCTTTTAACGCCCTTCTAAATGCTCCATTATCTTTAAAAAGTCCTATGTTAGATATGATATTAAAAAATTCTGTTTGAATTGCTTTGTTTACGCTTGAACGTACATTCCTAGTATTTAGTTTCTTATAAAGTCTATCGTTATTAATTATCTTTTTAACGTCAGTTGTATCAACTGTACCGTCTTTTAAAAGACTATCACGTAATTTAGTTTTACGTTCTTGAGTTATTTTCTTTTTATTTTCTATTTGATAATTTGCTTTTGCTTTGTTACCGACTATGGTTACATATTCATTAGATAAGCCAAAATACTTTTGTGCTTTTTTCATATTGTCCTTATCCTGTAAGAATATATAACTGTTGTTTTTAACAGCCTTGTCCCATTTTTTCATAAATTGATTTTTTGTTGTTCTTTTTGCCATTTTATTTATTCCCCTTTCATGTCTTTATTATAGCATTATATAGGGAGCATTTCAACCCCCTATTTGAAAAAATTTTTAATGTGGTACGTAAGTGGTATTTTGGATAACGAAATCTATATTAGTTAAAAGCGTACCACCTTTAACTTGTTTACTTTGCAATTTTCCTTCGATAGCTTTACCCAGATAAAATTCATTAAATCCTTGTTTTGCTAGGATAGATTGAGCTTTTTTGGGTACACCTGCACACGCAACACATAACTTATTTGAGTTAGTATCGTGGAGCATATACTTTTTAGCTCCTAAAGATTTAAATTTATCGAACTCATGCTCTAAGTCCCATTTACCTAGTTCGTACCCATCTAGCTCATAATCAATCTTTTTAAGAGCTTCAATTAATTGCTCCTTAGTTAAAGAGCAGTAAATACTATCTGTGTCCGTGTATAAGAAGTTTTCAACTCCTATTGCTTCAATTACCATAGTTTGAATTTCAACTCTAGCGTTAGCCGTTACGAATGAAGCAAAAGGTACGTAGTATTCTTCACTATCATATTCTAGTAAATCAATTTCATTTCCATTTTCTCTCATTTCTTTTTTGCAACCTATATCCCATGAGAAAATACCATCATCATTTAAAAATAGGTTGTCCAATGTTTTTCTAACCTTAGAGCCAAACTTACCATACAATGAATTTAATAGTACTTTTATTGATGAATAAAGAGCGTCAAGACCTTTTTCACCATTGTTTATTCTTCTTTTAACTTCATCTTTCATTAAGTATAGTTCTTCTATATATTCTCTTAAAATACCCCTTTCGGCTTTATATAATAATACCTTACCAGTTCTTAAACCTTCAAAAGTGATTTCATCATCTATAAAATCAATTTCTCCATGATAACCGAACTCATAATATTTATTTAAGAAATCATATTCAACGTTAGTAATTGTAAAGTTATAGTTTGCGATTTCCTCACAACCTTTTTTATAAATTTGTATTTTACTGTCTTCATTCCAATAGTTTCTATTTATAAATGTGTTACCATTTTGTACTACTTTACCTTCATGTTCAAAAGCCATTTTTTTAAATTCCATAGTTGCATTTACTGAACCTAATTGGATAACTTCCAAATCGTATTTTTCACATTTTGGTCTTACATAATCAAAACCAGTATTTATTATAAAAACATGGTTGTCCATTGTAAGCTCATTTTCATTCATGTACTCTTTCATATCCTCAATACTATTAAATTCGATTGGTGCTCCATATGGTAATAAACCGTAACACATTTGTGCAGGATAGCTTGAATTTTTATCTATTGATACACCTTGTTTCTCTACTATCTTATTTATATGTTTTAGGTTTGCGTGTGTCCACCCACCACGGTACGATAAACGCTCCATATCTTTTATTTCTTGTTTTAATTCAATTCTTTTATCAATTTCAAAGTGTTCATTAAAGTTTTCTCTAGCTTCTTTAATATCTGTAATTTCAGTTTCCCCATTACTAAAAGTATAAGCTATAGCCGTATTAAAAGCTATTGAGGCTGATGTTTTAAGATTATCATTTAAATAAATAGTTTTATCTTTACCTTGAAAAGTTAAAAGAGTATCATAATAAAAATCCTCAACTAATTTCTTAGTTGCGTATAAGTCATTATATAAATACTCAAGCTCAAGAGCGTCTAATATATGCCCATTATCTCTCACCATGTCGTAATCATATTCCTTATTAAGTTTATAGTACATTTCGTTCATTTCAACGAATTTATGAGCTTTTTCTAGGCTAGTTTGTGCAACCTTTAGCGTGTCCCAAAATTCTAAATATATTTTTACCTCTTGTTCAACTAATTTTCCTTTATTTTTTCCCTTAGATATTATCTTTTGATTTATGATAGTATCTTTTAAACACACCTTAGCTCCATAATGTACACCATTAGCTTGAGTTATATTGTAACACCCTGTATCTAACATAACTTTATTGAAAGAGCAACCTTTCTTATCATTGTATGCTATTACACCAGTAGAATATACATAACCTAAATTATTTAAAACATATTGCATGAAACTATTTTCATACTTGACATTATGCACCCCAATTTTAATAGTTACATCTAAATTCTTTTTATCTCTCTTTTGGTTGTTCTTTAGATAAAAATTTAAGTTAGCTTGTACAGTTTTATAGATGTTTTCGAAAAACATTTCCCACGTTTCACATACAAACATATTACTGTCTTTATCCCCTACACTCATTACACCTACGGCATAGGTTTTAACTTCTTGCTCCATGTTTGTATCTAAAAGCATCTCTTTTCTTGTTCGGCACGTTTCTGTATCTAATACGTAGTGATTTGTTAAAGGTATTTCAGATAATTCAGTAAAACATTTTTCTTTTATAATGTCGTAGTGTTCTTGATTTATTACATTTAATTTAGTTACTTGATATTTCATGATACTTGACCCCTTTCACTTGTTAACTTTATTATACAATAAAAAAAGACACCTTTCAAGTGCCTTTTTAAAATTAAATCATATCATCTATCATTATTACTAAATATTCTTTCTCAACTTTCACGCCTAAGACATTTAAGTCTTCTATTAAGCTAAATACTTCCGTTTCACTTGCTATATCGTATTCGTAACCTTGAAATATCATGTATGCCATAGAATTACTGTTTGTTGATATTCCACGGATTTTAATATCTGTATCTTTATAACAAAAATTTTCAATAAACTCTTTAAGTTTCATTTTATCACTCCTATAATTTTATGATGGCTTTGATTAATTTCCATTTAGCTTTTAATCTTGTTTTACCTTGCCCAACAATACAGAATTGTCTACTGTCTGTTATGTTTACCTTATACTTTAAATTATTACCAACAAATATTGGTTCGCTATCCTTTGTTACTACTATAACATCATTTACACTTACACGGTCTTTTAAAAATTTAATCATATATACCCCCTATATAGTTGTACCTATTACTTCATCAACGATTTGCTCATATTGGTCTAGTTCCTTTTTCTTAATCCATTTCACCCATTTATCACCCTCATAAAGTCCAATACGTGTAATCTCACCTAGTGAATTATGAAAAATTATTAACTTTGTTCCCATAGTACCACCCCTTAACGCAATTCCTTCAATGCTTTTTCTATTGTTAAACCTTTTAATGATTTTGATATTTGATTTATAGTTAAATTTCTAGGTACTTGTTCCCTATTATCAAAGAATACATAATCACATCTCCCCCAACCTTTTTTTAAATCAAAATCAAATTCGCAATTTCTACACCCGTACTCCTTGCACCTTGTTTTCATTCTAATAGCTAATTTACGATAATTTTTACGTTTGCACATTTTAAACACCCCTAATCATATAATATATTACTTAATAAAATTATTATAGCTAGTACAATTAATATAAAAATTAGTGTACTCTCAAAAGTATTGTTATATAAATATAAAAATGATATGGCACTTAAAACAAATGCCACACATAATAATATACCTTGAAATATTTTTCTCATTTCTACCACCTACCAAACTAAATTTTGTAATCTCATATCATATACAGTATTAATTAATATTTCCAGATGTTTTTCTATATCAGCTTTTTTAAAGTGATTACATACATAAAATTTCTTAATACCTTCATTACTTAGATTAACAAAGAATTTCTTAGATACCTCATAATCTTTGTTAGCGTTTGATAGCTTAGTCCATATAAAATTAATTTCGTTCATTAAATCCTTTTTTGTAAACATTGTTCATTATCTCCTTTTTTCATTAAATCATTTATTAACTTTATTATACATTTATAACCTAGCCATGTCAATACCTTTTTTGAAAAAAAATATTTTTATTTTTCATTGACATAATTGTAATGCTATGCTATAATAATATTGTAGATAAAACTCTTGGCATAATGTACACCTCCTTTCTAAAAATAGACCTTATTCAATTTCCTAAAATGGGAATTGATTAGGGTTTATTTTTTATTGTTA